CTACGCACACCAGCGCAGCAACACAGACGGAAGGCTCTGCAGCATCAGCCACCACAATGGTGATTGCTTCTAACACTGTTACAAAAACGACAGTTGCTGGCCAAGTCACTTTGTCAGTACAAGACATTGACTTTACTGATCCTGCAGCATTGAACCTTGTGCTGAATGACCTTGCAGGTGAATACCTGATTGCAACAGACAACATTGCAGCAGACAACTTGGTTGCTGGTAAAACAGCATCAGGCTCAACATGGACTGTCACAGCAAACGACCCAACTTCACTGATTAACGCTTTGTATGACGCAGCGCGCGAAATCACCGAGGACAGCAACTACTTCCCAACTCACTTGTGCGTGTCACCAGATGTATGGGAAAAGTTGGGCGCTCAGCTTGACGGCTCGAAGCGTCCAATCTTGGGTTACACCACAAACGGTGTTATCGGACAAAACAGCATTGGTCGCGTAGGTGGCCTGCAGTACACCGGTATGGATGTCATGGGCCTTCAACTTGTCGTTGATAACAACTTTGCATCAGGAACCATGCTTGTCGTTTACGCACCTGGCTATGAAATCTACGAAGCGCAGCAAGGCGTTCTCTCAATCGCTAACCCAAGCACATTGAGCCGCACGTTCTCTTACTACGGCTACTTTGCAACATTCGTTGCCAAGTCAAGTTTCATTCAGGGCATCGTAATCGCTTAGTCCGAAAGGCGGCTACCGCCGATGGCTACATACACAGTCACTTTTAAGCAACTGCTAGACAACTATGCAGTGCTACAAACACTGACCGATACTGAAATAGAGGTGGGGCAATCCATCACTGTTGCCAGTGTTGCTGCACCCTTTAACGGCACGTTCGTTGTCTATGCCATGCCCAAGTATGAGTACATTGGCATAGACACTGAAGGTGATCTGTTATTTGACGCAAATGTCAGCATTCCTAACCAGGTGCTCTTTCCTTGTACCGGCACAGACGTTAATCGCACAGCGTCAACTACTGGCACGATTACTTACACGCAGAACTGCACATGGGTTACTACGGCAGAACTTATTACATATTTAGGCGTAGAAATTACAAACCCTTCAGATGACTACACGTTGGCAACGCAAGCCCGAAACGCAGCCAACGATTTCTGTTATCGCCGCAGGCAAGAGTCTGGCTATTTTGACAGCTTGACAACTTCCCCTGGGCACGATGTCACCCTTGGCACCCTGATGTATGCAGCTGCACTGTGGCGCGCTCGAGGAAGCGTTCAAGACACGTTTGCTACCTTTGACGGAATGGGCACTGCAAGCGTGTCTGCGATGACTCCAATCATTAAGCAGTTACTGGGCATCCATCGCCCACAGGTGGCGTAGTGCCCTTTACAGACCTGCTGAACGAAGCCATAGATGATGTGGCAGCCAAGATTGCCACAGTCTCTGGTTTAAGGGTCGTTACAGACCCCACAAAAATTGTGCCTAACTGCGTATTTATTGACGCGCCATCCTTCACGACTTTTGCAGGCAACGGCAACATCCTCAACGTCACGTTCCCAATCAAGGTGCTTGGTTCAGGCCCAGCCAACCTGCCGGTGCTACGCCAGCTGTTAGACATCACAGCCAAAGTCATCTCAAGCAATGTAATCGTGATGAACGGTCAGCCCACTGCATATCTTATTGGTGGTGCAGAATATCCCTGCTACGACCTAGTAGTATCCGTACAGGCACAGACAGCGTAAGGCAGATCATGTACACAATTATTAGTCCAAGACTTGGCACACCAGGCGACAAGTTTGAGCCTTCTGAAGGCACAAACATTGAAGCCCTAATCGAAGGTGGCTTTATCAAATCCGACAAACCATCCACAAAATCTGCTAAAACAGTAGAAACATCTCCAGAGGAGTAACCCACATGGCTACCAGCACTTACCTTTCCAACCCAACACTCACTGTCAATTCAGTTGATCTGTCAGACCAGACAACATCAGCAACGCTGACTGTCAAATATGACGCTCTTGAAAGCACCGCTTTTGGCAGCACATCGCGCGTCTACACAGCTGGCCTTGGAGACCATGAGCTTACTGTCGAGTTGTTCATGAGTTACGCAGCCACAGAGACCTACGCCACTTTGTCAACTCTTGTTGGCACAGCCACCACAGTGATTATGAAGCCAACATCAGCAGCCACAAGTGCAACTAACCCCTCGTTTACTTTGACCGGCACATACCTTGAAGCACTGCCAGTTATTGATGCAACGCTTGGAGAGCTGTCAAGCATTTCGCTTACATTCCGTGGCGGTGTTTACACTGCTGCAACTGCATAACAAAACCAACAAGGGAAACCCGACATGAAACTAGAGCTCAAAGCCGATCTAGGCGAAGGCCCATTTACAGTTACAACCAACCTTTGGTCTGTTACCCAATGGGAACGCAAGTTTAAAACCAAAGCGTCAGAGATGGCCAACGGCATCGGCATAGAGGACTTAGCGTTTCTTTGCTGGTGCGCCTGCCAAACCCACGGCATTGTTGTGCCAATCGTCTTTGATGACTTTATTAAGAAACTGGTCAGCCTGGACATTGTGAGCGAGGAAACAGAACGCCCTTTCTCCGAGGCACCTACCGACATTCTTTAGCGGGGGTGCTTATTGCCACAGGCTTCTGGCCACGTGAGATAGAGTTCACCATTGATGACCTCTCGACAGTCATCAAACTCATTAACGAAAGTCGAAAGTAATGGCCACCAACAGTGTTGAAGTTTTAGGTCTTAAAGAGGCGCTAAAAGAACTAAACACAATGGACAAAAAACTGCGCCGCGAAATCACCCGAGACTTCAAGCAGATTGTCCAGCCAGTAATTACGGACGCAAAAACAATGCTGCCTTCTGGAGCCCCATTATCGGGTATGGCTCGATCGTGGAAAGGCAAGTCGGGCGCTGACATTATGTCGTGGTCTGCTAACAGGGTAAGCAAAAACCTCACAGCATTTACAAGTGGCAAAAGCGTCAGGGAAGCGCCTGGTGGCAGAATGCAAAACCTAGGCATTTTTGGTGTCCGGTGGAAAAGCCCACAAGCCACTATTTTTGACATGGGCCGTGAAGGCGTTTTAGGTCAAAACTTGACTGACCGTTTTGGCAATCCTTCCCGCGTTATTTACAGGGCCTACAGAGATGCCAGCGATGACGTGGAGCGCCAAGTCAAAGAGCTTGTCAATAAAGTCATGAAACTAACTAACAATGCAATGAGGATTTGATGAGCGTCATTCTTAATATCGTCTCGGCTTTTGATGAAAAAGGCATAAAAAAAGCACGCCAGGCTTTTGCACAGCTTGAGACAAATACGCAGAAGGCGACCTATGCGTTAAGCAAATACGGTGGCCCTGCTGCTATTGCCGCTATCGGCGCTATTACTGCTGGATTAACTAAAGCCGTCAAGGCAGCTGCTGAGGATCAGAAAAGCCAAGAGCAGTTAAAAATTGCCCTTGAGAACACTGTCGGAGCTAACAAAGCCCAGGTGGCTGCCGTTGAGGATTCCGTCACGGCACTTATGTTCCAAACAGCCACGGCCGATGACGCTCTTAGACCAGCCCTTGCAAAATTGGTGAGAGCCACTGGCGATGTCACGCAAGCACAGCGCTTGCTGAAAATTGGGCTAGATGTGGCTGCAGGCTCAGGCCGTAGCCTCGAAAGCGTCACCACTGCATTGTCACGTGCGGCACTTGGCAACTTCACAGCTCTCACTCGACTTGGCATCCCTCTCGATCAGAACGCTGTCAAAGCCAAAGACCTAGACGGCGTGCTCAGCAGCCTGTCAGGTTCATTTGCTGGCGCTGCCACAAAGAACGCGCAAACCTTTGAGGGGCAAATTACTACCTTAAAGATTGCTTTAGGCGAGCTTGAGGAAACAGTAGGCAAGCAACTAATCCCAGTGCTAAGCGACTACGCCTCAGTCCTTGTCAATTTGACAACAGACACTGGAACAGCTGACACATCAACTAAAAAATGGTTTGGCCGTATTACCACCGGCATTGCCGTACTAGCAAAAAACACTCCTGCTCTTGGGCCGTTGCTGACGGCTATTGGTTTAGTCAATAAAGAAGTGGGCCAACAGGCTGACTATCTCAAGCGCCTCAACTCTCCTACTAGCAACGTCACTAAAGTTGTCAAGGAGCTGACAGTTGCCCAGAACGACAACACAGCCAAAACTAACGCGTCAAGTGTTGCCAAAGACAAAGCCTCAGCCGCAGCCAAGAAACATGCTGCTGCTTTAGCAGCAACAAAGGCTGCAGCCAAAGAAGCAGCCCAGGCTATTAAAGACCAGCTGTTAGCCGAACTTGACAAAGCCACGGCCAAACTAGAAACAGCTCAAAACGCTTTTGACAATTTTGCTAAAAGTGTGGGCTCTGCCGTCACAGAATCGTTTGATTTTGGAAAGGCACAAGCTGACGCTGCAGACAATGTTAATGACCTGCAAAATGCGTTAGACCCACAAGGCAAACCTTTAACCTTCCTAGACGCGCTCGAGCAACAGGCACAAAAAGCCAAAGATTTTGGGGTGCTAGTTAATCGACTTATTGCCGGTGGCCTGTCAGAAACAGCGTTACAGCAGGTGTTGGCTGCAGGCACAAACAGTGGCACTTTGATTGCTACAGAAATCCTGTCATCGGCAGATGGCATCCTGCGTACCAATGCCCTCACTGACAGCATGACAACCCTTGCTAATCAGCTAGGCACAAATGCTGCTAACAAGTTTTACAGTGCTGGCGTGACTGCTGCTAGGTCTTTTTTGTCAGGCATTCAGCAAACATTGGGCATTGCTACTCCAGAGGTAAATGTTCCTAGTTTCGATTTTGCTCAGTTAGCAGCTGGCATCACGGTGGGTGGCCTGGGCACTTTGATGGCTGACGGTGGTGTGGTTACACGCGCTACGACTATTACGGCTGGCGAGGCTGGTCCAGAGGCAATTATTCCTCTTG